ACCCGTTTAGCTAGATCATCATGGCTTTCAACAATCTGCACAATTGCCCGGAATTGCTCCAGCGATGTCACCAACCGGTGAGCTGTGGAAACCTGCAAGCTCTCTTGCCAATGGAAAAGCCCCATCAAGATTCTTGCCATCATGTAAGTGCTCTTGCCATTTTGGCGTGCCACAGTCGCGACCGAAATTGGGTGATGGTAGCGGCCATCAGGTTTTATTTTAAGAGAATGCTCGGCCAGAAACTTTTGCCATGGCATAAAGCCGCCTTCGATAATCTGGTCAGCGAAATCGATCAATTCAAACCCGCGTGACGGCAAATCATTGAGCGGTGAGTGGATTCGTGGAGCTGTTACCGGCAAAAAAACCGATTCCAGCCCATCTGAGCCTAGTTCAGCCGTATCGCTACCAACTATGACCTGTTCATCCTTAATCATGACTTATCGACTCGTTTTGGGGTATAAACACACCATGGAGAGTCGGGGGTGTTCCTTCGGTATCAAAAAAACGGCCTCCTTTGGCTAAATTGCAGTTTTGGCACAATTGCCTCAAATTCCACAGCTCATCGCCACCGCCTAAACGCTTTGGTATTACATGATCAATGTGCATCGGGCCTTCGCTTTGAGCGCATTGCTGGCAACAACCATCACGCTTCAACACTAGCTCTCTGATCTTACGCCATTGCCTTGAGCTACCACCTTTCCAGCCGCTGGACATCAATGCCACCCATGCTTTTGCCAATGTGCCAATGCACCATCGCAAATCTTTCCAGAATATCTGTGATTTATGTAGCGCAAAGTCCAGTCAATCATGCGATAGCCATCAAGGTTGCGATACTTAGTGTTACGCATTTGACCTAAGCCAAAGTGATTGCCATTTGGATTGATAGCTTCTACTCTCCAATTGCTCTCTTTGGTTATCAATGTGTTAAAGCATTGGAATTCTTTGTAGTTGATGATCCGTGAATGTGCATAAAGCTTTAATGCATCAATTGATGTAGTTTGTTTAACATCTTTTGTTGCCTGAGCCGGTGTAATGCCAATTACACATAGCACGGCCCAAACCATCAAACATCGGCTGCGAGCTATCCGGCTAACCGGCTCGCTACCTCGTGTAGATGGTAATGATGCTGTCAAACACCGAGCGTAATCTTGGGCGATTCCAACAGGTTTCGCACACCTGTGCATAACACCTGTGGATAACTTTATCATTGGCTTAGCTCAGCGATTCGCTTATCATCAACAATCTTGATGCCAAATGTGCCACATCCCATGCATTGAGCAAACCACTCATGTTCTGTTAATTCGGCACCTTTCTTTAATCCAAAGCGTTGCTTAGGCTTTCCGTAAAGCTTCTTGCATATTGCGCAATCAAATTGAAGGATGTGCATAGTTGCTCCTTATCAATGTTTCAATGGGTTGCAGATTTACCTGTGGCACAGTCCAATTGTTTTGGCTGGTGTTTTTGTATCGCGGCTTTTTGGCCACAGCTACAGGCATCCAGCCCACGATGTGCATCTTTGGTGCGTTGCCTGTTACTAACACAGCAATGTCACGATCCTCTCGGTCGCTTTCCTGTATCCACAAATTGCTGTTGGGATTGGCTGACCATTTGACTTCAATGTGTTCGCCCACATCGGCCTTTGATTTATCCCATGTGATGCCAGGTTGATACTCATAACCAAGCCGCTTGGCCACAACCATTTCAGCCAGCATTGATTCGCCCATTTGTGCCACATACTCAAACCATGAAAGGTTTTTGACAATGCGTGAGCTGTGGTCAGCTGATCTGTCATGGCAATGTGATATGGCTGCAATCATGCATTGCACCTCCTCAATGCGATCTATCATCGGCAATCTCCACAAAACCAAATAATGTTTTCTGTGCGGTCATAGCCTTTTTGGTACCCAAATGCATCTAATCGCCTTAGCTGTGAGCATTTGTCACATTGCTCGATTTTGTATTCCTCGACTAGCACACCATTGCACAGCAATTTGGCTGTCATGCTTTGTGGATGGATTATTTCAATGTAATCGCTCATGCTCACACCTGTGGCTTAAAAGTGCCATCGCTGGTCAATACATGCCATTGAGGCTTGCATTGCTTTTCTTTAATTTTCTCGCTGCAAAAGTAGCCAGCCCAAGCTTTAGGTGCATCGGGTTTGCTTTGATTCCATCGCATTGATCCATGTGAGCACATTGGCACGCCATTAACCGCCCATCCAGTTTCATCAGCTTCTTCAGCTTCTTCTCTAGTCTTATAGCTTGGCACATCGCCAAATTTGGTTGTCCAGTAATCATGGTCAGCAGCTGGTGTTTCAGTCTTGACCGATGCCATGACCTCTTTTGTGGCCTTCTCCGTGCCACCCATGACCAAAGCCATCACACGCATTAAAGCTGATGTGCATGTATCTTCAATCATCCAACGCCTCATTTTGTCGCTGTAAGCTGCAAGAAACCCATGTGCATAGTCAATGCCAGCAGGATCAATCTCGGTCTGATTGCGCCATGCTTTAGCTTGAACAAGCACATAGCCTTTTTCTGCATTAAATTCAATGATGTGCGTTTCAAGCCGGCCTTGCGGATATGTGGCAATCCACCTGTCAGTCCGCTCTTTGTTGCCTTCGTATGAGTCCATGAACGCCATTAGCGCACCGCCTGACCTGATGCATGGCGGCCAACGGCTTTGCCTCGCTGATAGCCGTCTTTGTGGCCTTCTTTGTAGCCTACTGAATAGCTGCAAATAGCCCACAGAATGCAGGCAATTGCCATAATCACAAATAATCCGATTTCGCTTGTTGTCATTTTCTTGCTCCCGTTTCTGGGAGCCGTGTCTCAGCTCCCGAAATAGAGAGTGACAGGCAAATCCGACAAATTCAAGATTCCCGCGTGGATTGTGGCGTGTCGTTACCAGTTTTTGGCTTGTTCTTAAGTCCATTGCCAGCCAATACGCCACCCAATGATCCAGTCAAGAAAATTGCCAGCGTCTTTAGTAGATCAATAAAAGCCGCATCATTGGGAGCTTGAGCAGATATTGGCTGAGTGACAAAAATTAAGGCGTAAGTGATTCCAAGAGTTACGATAAGAAATACCAGCGCAAGCGTTGTGCCAATAATCAGAATTAGCTGCGCATGGACTTCTTCCGCGCTACGCCTTCGCTCTGGGCGATGGTGATAATGTTCCAATGACATCGCTAGTGCAGTTTCCCAATGGGATGCATTGCGGTTTTTGGCATTCTGGCTTTTCCCAATTCTTGAATTCTTGGCATTCATATCGTGTCCATCCTTGATAACCACAAGCAGTCAGTATTGATAAACCTAAGCAAATCAATACTGCTGCGAGCAGTTTTCGAGTCACTTCTTGTTACCAAATGCCACATCATTTGGGTTAGCCCATCGAGCGAGTACCGGAACGAGTCCAGCGACTAACCCCAAAGCTAAATCCTTTGGATTGGTATTGCCTGTCATATAGACGGCCAACGCACCGGCCACAGAGCTTCTCGCCCATGATGCCAGCATTGCTTTTGCTTGATCCATTATTTTTCTCCTTTTGGTCGGTCGGGCAAATCACCCGAAAACGCGCCATAAGTTGGCCGGCCATAACCGACAACAAATGACCTTGCTCCCAAAGTTCTTGATTTAACCATTACCTCGCCACCATTGCGCTGATCCCCACCGCCTGATGTATTGCCTTCGATAGTCACAATCTGTTTCTCTGAACAGCGAATTACCAATCCAATGTGATTGATTGTCACCTTGTCATCAATGACAAAATCAAAAAACACAAAATCACCAATCTTTGGTGTTTCGTGCCATTGCTTAGCTTTTTTAAATGCCTCGGCTCCAGCTTTAGTGCTGACCACATTTGGCACTTTCACACCAGCTTGATCTGCGCACCAATTAAGGAATGACCCACACCATGGCAGCTTGTCGGCTTTCATGTGTTTGCCATACTTTGTCTCGTTGTTTCCAGTTTCAGCTGTGCCAACTTCGGCAAGAGCAATCTGGATCAAACGAGGCAATGTGCCTTGTGGAAATGTCACAAGCCGAGTGCCTTCAAATCCTCAGCAGTTAAACCGAGTGCGGCGAGTTTGACCTGTGCTGCTTCTTTTAATGCTGCTTGGTCTAAATAATCTTGTTTATACTTAGCTGCAATTTCTTGCTCCGCAAGATAAGTTTTGTATTCAGCCTCAGTCATTTCTCTATCAATGACTTCATCTGTATCTGTGTTATGTATTCTGATTATTGGCTTTGTCATTATGAGACTCCGTAAAGTAGGACTGAACCACCGTCGAATGCACCAGAAGCGACTTTAATTACTATGCTTGAAATCACCGCAGTATCCGTGACTCCAACTGTTGCATTAACAATGTTTAGTCGTCCGCCAGATGTCGTTTCGCTGTAGAAATTGCAATTTATAACTTTTCCATTAGTTGAATTGCAATCATAGAAGATAATTGTTCCGTTGTTTTTATTTCCAGTTCCTAAACCATCGACACCAGGTTGATTAAGATAGATTCCATTAGTTTTTGCGTAATAAGTATAGGCAGAACCGTTATTTGAACCGATATTTGCTGGCACATAAATTGATGTTGTGATTCCGTTAATTTGCAAAAACACGTCATTATCAATAGTACAATCCAAGCCGCGAACAACAAATTGAAGTTCTTTATATGAATTAGCGGCCACAGAAATTGTTGTGCTTGCACCTGAAAGTGTTGTTGTGCTAATTAGAGTCATACCACCACCACCAGCAGCTGCCCAACTAGGCACACCACCTGCGACTGTAAGCACTTGTGATGTTGAGCCAATGCCTAAGCGAGCTAATGCTCCTGATCCTGTTCCGTATAAAATATCGCCGTTTGTTGTTGCGGTGCTGATTGTCGGCGTAGTTAAGGCTGGAGATGTAAGTGTTTTATTTGTGAGAGTTTGTGCGGTCGTTTTATCTACTGTCACCGCTGTATCAATTGCTACTGTTGGAACCGGACCAGTTGGCGATGTAACTGTAATACCTGTACCAGCTGTAACGCCTGTGATGTCACCTTGATCATTAGCAATCCATGTGAAATCCATGTCGGTTGCTGAATTTTTTGCAAGAATCTGGCCGGTTGTGCCTCCAAGCAAATCAGCCATTGATGTTGCAACAGCTTGACCAAATACTTCAAAATCTGCCGGCAAATCCGTAACCAAATCTGTGGCCACGGGCATTTGCCAGGAAAATGGGGTGGTTGGATTTGAAATTTTGTTTTCCTCCTTAAGCTACGACTAACGCGTCAGCCCAATCTAGGCTTCCGCTAATTGTATTCCATGCTTCTGCCGCTGAGACATCTTGCCATTGCATGGCTTGCAAGCTAAACGCCAGCGGAGAAATTAAAGCTGTTACTGAAACAGCATTGTAAGAGGCACGCCATGTCCAACCTTCGACAAATCCAAGGTAAGTGCCAGAAACCATGTTTAGTGGCAAATCAGTAATTCTTAAAGGTAAGCCCATAAAAATGCCAATTAATGCATCGCGGTCTGAATCATCAATTTCAGAGTTTGTGAGCTCAAATGTAATTTGGTTAAAATTAGCCTGTGGATTGGCTCTTAGCGTCAAATAAAAAGCTGCTTGATCTTCAGCATCCACTTGGTGTTTAACTGTGGTTGTAATAATTTGAGCCAATTTTCCATAAGACAGAATAGATGCGGCATCGCTATCTGTGACTTCTAAGTTTGAATTGGTGCCATATTGTAAAACAATTTCATTTCTAATGTCACCGGCGCGAGTTTGCACAAATAATGAGTTGGCAATTGCCTGAGCTGCTGACACATCCGTGTAGCCGTTTGTGGCCAAATAGATTGATCGGTGTAAAGCCGAGGCATATGAAATTTGACCTTGCGCATTTTCGTAAATGTAGCCTAATCCGGATGTTGCCAAAGCTGACACCAATGAATAAACATCAATAGTTGATGATGAGCGTGCCGCCAATTCATACTCACCCGGACGATCAATCTCACCTAGGCCAAGATTTTCAGCGTCCTGCCATTGGACTGTTGGATCATAAGTTGCCCATGTCAAAGCTGCCGGCACTTCATTCCATGTGTTTAAAAGCAAATCTGACAAAATTGTAAAAATCTGATCACCATCAAAATCTTGAGTCAAAACGCCATCTGTCAAAGCTTTTGGCAATCTGGCCAAAGCTCCAACAGCTGTGATTCTTACAAATTGGTTGATTCCTACTACGCCGGAGGCAGCGATACCAATGCCAAAATCAACAACTGTGCCACCAAAAATTGGCACAAATGTAGCTGTGGAATCTTGCAATTCAATAGTCACGGCATCATTGACCTCAATATCAATGTTGGATTGATCCAAATTGATAAGCTCAAGATTGACATATCCTGCATTGGCCTGCTCGTAAATGTTTGTGCGTCCAGTAGTGATGGAAAGGTTAGCCAACACATAATTGGTGTATTGAGTGCCACCAATTTTGACGCGCCAAACAGGATTGAAAATTGTCATAAATAAACCAAATTGGATGCGCCGTTGGTGCCTCTGAAAGTCGAATTGTTAAGAGCATTTGCGGTGGCTCGGCTAAATGCCTCCTCATCGATAATGGATGGAGCATTCACATTAATTACAACACTTGATGCAACATCTCCGCGTTCTCTAGCTCGAATGGCCATTGTCCGAGCGTTTATGTCACTCATGCTTGCACTAGCTGCTGCGGCAGCTGCAATCAATCTTGCTGTGTTTTGTGAGTCTGTCGTGCCAGCTCCAGCCACACCTTCGGTGCCACCTTTATCACCCATGATTTCCGGTATTTTTGGAATCTTTATTGTAGGTATCGTGCCGCCGCCGCCGCCTCCGCCGCCTCCGCCGCCTCCGCCGCCGCCAGTTGATCCACCAGCACCGCCACTAATTGCTCCGGGTGCGCCACCCACGGCAAAAGTTTCTGCACCGCTAGTGTCACTTGATCTTGCCAAAGCATTTGCTCCAGCCAAAACACCAGCAGCTAGTGCAACAGCTCCAACGCCTAACAAAGGATTCAACGCAAATGCCGTTGCAACACCAGCAACAATTGCTGATGCTTTGAGCAAATTATATGCCTTAATTAAAGTATTGATTAAGGCAATGGTAGCCACCACAGCTGCACTGATTTTCGACACAACAAAAACTGTGCCAATTATAGCTGCAACCGCAATCAATTCATCTTTTAGACTAATGACTGTTTCAATAACACCTCGAACTTTTTTGCCCCACTCAATGGCTGTCACCTGCGAATCAGTCAATCCATCTTTAAGACCATCTTGACCGGTGAGACCATCCACAAAACTTTGAACAACAGGCACAACATCGCTAAGAATAAATGCCGTTAATTCTTGAATTACTGGAAGCAAGGCCGCGCCAATTTGTTCTTGAACCTCATCCGTAGCAATCTTTATGCGAGCAAAAGCCTTTTCGGCACTCTGCGCTTCATTATCTGCAAAACCGCCAAAAGTGTCTGTGAGTGTGTTAAAGACTAAATCAAAATCTTTAGACTTAAGAATTGATTGATCTATGCCTAAACCTAAACGACCCAAAGAGGCTAGGTTGCCGTCGTAGGCTTTTCCAAGCGCATTGGCGACAGCTTCCAAAGGTTTGCCAGTAGCTGATGAAATATCCAAAGCTAGGTTTAATAATTTTTGAGCTTCCTCAACATCTTTTGTTGATCTGGTCAATCTGGCAAAGGCCGGCCGCAATTCATCATCTGTGACACCGATTGCAATTGAGGTTGTTGAGATGTATTTTTCAACGCCTGCAATTTGAGCGGCTGTGGCATTTGTTGTGTTTTCAATGGTTAAAGCTAAAAGCCGTTGAGCCTTTTCATCAGCGGCAGCGTTTTTAATTGACTCAACCGCAAATGCACCAATTGCAGCTCCGGCAGCAGCAAATGCCAAAGCGGCTTTTTTGCCAAATGCAGTAAATTGGTCACCAATAGATTCGGTGTCTTTTCCAGCGGTCTTAATGCCTTTTGTAAATTCAGCAACATCTGCCAGTAGTGACAGCTTAAGCGTTCTTGATCCTTGAGCGGCCATTTACCACACCTTCACAATCTGTGAAAATGCCTCTGCCCATTGGCTAACTATTTGAGGCTGTTCTGCCTTAAGCGTTGGATAAATAAACCAACCTTTTGAACCGCGACCTTCACGACCCGACCAGATTGGAAATTGCCTGTATTTGTTTGATCCAAATTCATAGCCGCCCCAAAGCTGCTGAGTTGTGCCGCCGCCTGAAAATTTTTGTGAGGCAAAACCAAATGACATTTCGCCAACCTTTGATGATTTGCTTACCCGTGAGCCTTCGGCAATGCGGCGTGAGGCTGTATCTCGGCCTTGAGATTTGGAGATGATTTTGCCTTGAAGATAAGTAGCAAGGCCATTGGACACACTTTTGGCTTTTGTAACAGCTTCATCATCCATGCCTTTAAAAGCATAAATGATTGATCGTAGTTCAGCTTTGTCAAAAGCAACCGCATCCTCAGCCATTTCGCTTCTCCATAATCTCAATTGCCGTTAGTAAATCCTCAGCTGTTTTAAATTCGCTGACAGGTTGGCCACTTGCTATGGCTACCTCCCAAAGAATCCTATTTATGCTTCCGGACTTATAGCTTTTGGGTTTGCATCACCGACAATTATGTCAGCAACAGTCTCGCACCAAATCTCAAATGGCTTGGCTGGCTTGCCGGCCATTTCTCTTTTCATTGCGTGGTATGCAAGAAACAACAAATCAGACACGCCCATTTTGTCTTGAGCTTGTCCAATCGTGTTGCCAGTCTTGTTTTCCCATTTTGCCCATTCTGCTGGATGTGCAATGTATGTTTCAGCATTGCCATCCGTGTATTCGATTGTGATTGGTAGTTTCATGCTCCCGAGCTCCTTTTTATAGTGTTGGTGTGGTCACACAGGTAAATGCTAGTGAAACAGTCTGTGCATCTGGTGCTGTACCTCCAGCTGATGGGAAAATTGGCTGGACATCAAAATTGAATGTTGATCCTGATGCAGCTGTAAAAACAACCGCCAATGGTGTGTTTGGTGCTGTGTCTGCCGCTGTCCAAAGCGCGTTGCATAGTGATCCACCGGCTGGCCAGTCTGCAAGCATTTCAACAGCAAACGATCCTTGCGAATCGGTGGTGTAATAAAATTTTCCATCGAGTGTTTGATATGTATTGATTGTGGAATCAATAGTCAGTGTTGCTGAGGTGGCTTGTGCATCGTATGTATCACCAGCAATGGTGAAAGTGATGTCTCTGCCGGTGACGATTGTTGTTGGCATGATTTCTCCTTAGTTGGTGTAATAGGTGCTGACTTGTAAATCGGCTGTGAGGTATTTGCCCGCACCGACTTCCAATGGTTGAGGTTGATTGACATTGCCGACTTCATAACCTGATGGCATTGTGCTGATGATGTCAATCATTAGTTGTTCGAGATTGTCCAAAGCTGCTGCATTGTTCATATAAGCAACAACACCAGTCACAGTCAGATTGATTTTGACTTTAGTTGTTGCGCCATTGATTAAAACGCTTTCAAGATAAGGTGCGTCCGGGATTAAACAGATGCTTGGGCTAGTCATTGCCTCCGGAATGCCGTTATAGACATTGGCTGCAATTGTTGAAAGTGCGGTCTGCAATGGTGTGCGGATGTCTGCCTCAATTGTCATTGGCACATTGCCTCGACATCCAAGAATGGCCCGAGTAAACCAACGACTCTATTTGTCAAGCTGCGACCAAGCACAAATGGTGATGGCTGAAAATTGTCTGCCATGATTTGATTGCCGGGAGCTGTAATGCTCTGGAAAATCTCAACCGAAACAACCAAAATTGCGTTTTCAATTGGCGGCGTGCTTGCGTACAGCTGTGCGGCTGATGATCCGCTTAATGTAGCCAATGCGCTTGGGATAAATGGCAATGGGTATGTGCGGTCAGCTGCCGCGGTTGCAGCTGTAAAAGTTAATGGCTCAATACGATCATCGGTGACTGTGTAAGTGCCATTGTAGGTTCCGGCCCCGGTAACAATGACAGATTGCCCCGGCACAAAATAATTTGGCCGGATAGTTGTGAAATAAATGACGGCATTATCCACATTGGCAAATGTCACCGATGATTGGTATTGCGTAAGTAAAGGCAAAATTGTTTGCTCAGCTGAATCAATAAATGAATCTAATTGTGCGTCAGAATATAAAGAAACCGAGACACCAAGAATTGACCTCAGCTGTGCGGCTGTGACTATTGCTGGCATCTCGGTTCCTTTCGTGTCAGTAGCGTTCGGGAGCGACCGCTACCGATAGTGATTTGTTAGTCGGCTCAGGTCTGGTTCCAGCATGCGCCAAATGGAATCTTTGGAGCAATTGCTGCATAGCCGTAGTAAAGAATGTCAATCGTTCCATCGCTCTGGATTGCTGTGCGCAATGTAAAGCGTGGTGACTCATACCATGTCCAAGCATCCGGATTAACAACAACCATTGAGAAATCTCCGGTTGATGTTGTTGGGCCAGCGTTGCCGATTGAGCGAGAAACAAAGAGATTAAGACCCGGTGAAACTACACCGCGCAATGAATCGCCTCTCACATTACCTGCTGCATTTGATGGTTGCGCTGCGTTGTATAGCGGTGCGCCATTGTCGTTGTAGCCCATGATGTTTGTCCATTGTCCAGGAGAAACAACGATGTTGCGAGCAAAGCCAAGTGATGATGAATAAACAGCACCAGCAGCTTGAGATGTGTAAGCCAAGAATCCTGTTGATGAGTTTGCATTTACACCTGTTTGCTGACCTGCACCAGCAATTGTGCCAACGGCAAATTCATCAGTTACTTTAGCGTAAGCGAATTCAAGATTTTGAAGGAGCGCGGTGAGGTACTCAGGCCGTGATCTATCAATGAGCTCAACAGTAGATATGGCTCTACCTTTAAAGCTTTGAACGGGTACGCTCAAGAATGTTGCTGATAGTGATGATTCTGTAACAGCTGCATTTTCTGAAACATTGGCCACAGTCGGCACAGCAGTTACACGCGGAATTTCGAAAGTCATTCCTTCGCCCACAAGCGTTTCACGGCTTAGCGCATCAATCATTCCGCGATCAGCGTTAGCCAATGCATTAACAACCTGTGTGCTTTGAGGCGTTGGCACCATTCCTGGAGCTGTGCCAGTCGTATTATCGGCGGCCTTGATGTATTGGCGTGAATCTTCATCATGAAGAATTGTTGCCTTTAGATAGTGCTCAAGGTATGAAACCTTGGACACAATTGGTGATCGTGGAGCTGTGTAATAGGCAGGTCGTGATGCCTGCACAGCCTCAGCTGGAGCCTCTACCGGTTCAGCGGCAGGAGCGGTGTTTTCGGTAGTGTTATCCACTTTGTCTCCTTCATTTGGGTTTGTTGTCTCTGTAACTGTTTCAGTTTCAGAATCTTCTGATGCTGCGACCTCCGAAACGCGTGCAGATCGCACGGCTGGTTCGGTAACTAGTGCAACGCCTTTGAGCTGGCCATTCAAAACTTTCATTGTGCCATCTTTCTGCATTTCATAATTATCAACAGCCAATTCAATGCTGAATCCATCGCGTAAGCCTTCCATTGCCTCTGTGAGTGCATCGGTGCCGGCTGTGGTGTTAGCAATTTTGAAAGTCGCTGTCATTTCTTTGTCATTAACGCTCATGGCAATGCTTTTTCCAATTCTGCGTGTGTTGTCATGTTCAAGGTTTAAAAAAACATCTTGAGGCACAATTGATCCACGGGCAAAAGTAACCTTGCCTGTGCTTGCATTTGCTTGCTCGTTAAATGCAACAATGCGGCCGGTGATTGTTCTTGAATCCGAATCAGCCGCCGTGATTTCCATCGGTGTTGTTAGCTTCATGAGATCATATCCTCCATTTGTCTAATTTCATCGGTAGTGATTGCTCCGATGTCAAATAAAATCTTGTAAATCTCTGCGCGCTCTTTCTCTGAGCCGCGTAGGTATGCCTTTAAATCAAATTCAACGCGCTGTGTTGATGGCGTGAAATCTGGCATTGAAAGTCTTGAGGATAAGCTGTTCATCAACGGGAGCAGCGAGAAATCCAAAAGAGTTTGACGCGCCGTGCTGGCGTTTGCATAGGTCATGGATGATCCAGTCGGCGCATCAATAAAGTAAGCCGGAATGCCAACGGCTCTGGCCAGTTCGGTTGCAATTATTTCCCGGGCTGCGTTTAGGCCAATTTGCTCCGGTGTAAAGCCGACAGTTTCCATTGTGATGTCAGCATTGAGAAAAGCTGTGCCACGATTTCTGCGAGCTGCGCCCCAAGCATCAAGCAACTTAGCAATGCGGTCAGCTGGCAATGCTGTGCCATTAGATTTCAAAACCATTGATGGCACCGGTTCGCGTGCATACATTGCGGCAGCTCTTTCAAGCTCTGCACCTGCCCGGATTGTGCGACCAGCTCTATTCAATAAACCTTCATCATTGCCATAAAACACAACGAGTGATCCAAGGCCTGTGTATGGCACCTGCATTCCATCAACTGTGTAATACTCAATTTGCGTGCCTTTATCGTTTAAAAAAACACCAACGCGATTAGGAGCAACGCGCCACATCTCACGCACTCTGCCGGTGTCAGCAAATTCAGACATAATCTGAAAATAACTAAACCCCGTAAAAAGTAAATCTTCGGCAGCCCAACACCAAGATGCAGCTCCGGGCACGCGCTTATCTGGATCGTTAATCACAACGGGTTGATCAACAACCTGACCTGTTGTTTTGTCGCGTGTCAGCATTGGAATTGTGGCAATTGAATTGCAAATCATATTTCGTGCGCGAGCAATTGCTGGCACACTCATTGCTTCTTCACGGCTTGCAAGATAATCCGCGCCGCCAAATGGATAAAACGCATCAAGAGTCGGAGCTGGCCCAATTTGTGCAGCTATGTCAGCACCGCGCATTGGCGCAACAGCTTCAATCGTGCGTTTGCGGTCAAATAATCCCATGGGCGCATTTTCTCAAAATGTCAAGCATCAACCCACTAAAATATCTATATCCGTTTCCGGGCGTGTCGCATAGTGTGTGCATAGCGCGGCTGCTACGGCAGCACACACGGCCGATTGGCTGGCACGCCGTCCAATAACCCAACCGCCATCACCGCGGCGCAATTGCACGGCTGAAAGCATTTGCTCGGTAAGTGAGCTTTGATTTCGGTGCTTGAGTCTGCCGCTATTGATCGCGCCCAAAAGCTCATCGCATGCTTGCGGGTAATCGGCATCCATGTCATGGATTGGAATGCCAGCTGGCTGCATTCTGGCTGCAACAGCACCGGATGTGCGGCGGCTGTATAACAAATACTCAATGGGATATTTTCGGCAATAACTAGCTGCATCATTGGCAATTGCGCGATCATCTAGCTGTATGGTGTTTTCCCAAGTGTGCAACAGTTTTATGACAAAACTCTCTGATCCAAGCTTTTGAGCCGCTACCAATGCACAATGTTTTCTGTCCGGTGAAATATCAATGGCCATCCATGTCAATTTATCCTCATCAAGGTCAATCGTTTCATCGCCACATGCTTGCCATTCTTTGGCACCAATAACGCTGGAGATTGTCTGCACCCATCGGTTTAAAACCTCGGTTTGCACCACATCAGCAGGATCATTGAAAACGGCTCGGATATTGTCGGGGTGAATTGTTATGTTAAGGCCGGGATTGGCAAAAGCTGCATTTTCTAAGCTAATTTCGTCAGTAGGTGCCGACCACTCAAAATAGCCCACATCATCGGAGGCACCACTAGCTGCTGCCAATCCGCGCTCGCGCAATTGGTTAAGCACAATTGAATGACTATCTCCGGCCGTAGAAAAGCAATTAACCTGTGGATTTTTGGCAGCCATCAATGTATATCGCATCGCGGCAAATGTTTCCATGTCGTGCAGCTCTCGAATTTCATCCATGTGGATACTTTCGGGTTTTGATAAACCTCTAGCTGCTGATCCACCAGCTTTGATGATAAAACGCGATCCTTCTAGCGTTTCAATCTCTTCGGCTCCATGTTGCCATCTAATCCGCTTAACCCGTTTAGCTAGATCATCATGGCTTTCAACAATCTGCACAATTGCCCGGAATTGCTCCAGCGATGTCACCAACCGGTGAGCTGTGGAAACCTGCAAGCTCTCTTGCCAATGGAAAAGCCCCATCA